AACTAAATACGATTTTCAAGGTAATATTACAAGCATGACAAAGTTTAATTGGAATAACGACAATAGAAGATTTTATGTTGATGGTTGTTTAAATTCTAATCAATCATTGATTAAAAATAAATCAAAACAAATAGATGAATTTGAAGTATTTGATTCAATAAAACCAAATGAAGATTTTGATGCACCATTTTAAAAAACAAAGATATGTTAACAGAAAAATATTTAATAGAAAACGGATTTTATAAAGAAGTAATAGCAGACAATATTTACTTCATTAAAGGTTGGATAAGATTAGAAAAAAGTTTTTGTGGTTTTATAGTTGCTCAACCTTACAAAATAATTAGTACTATTGATGAATTAAAACAAATAGAGAAATGATAAACAACGAAGTAAAACAAAGAGTAAAAAGTATTTTAGAAGTAAACAAAGATGCTAGAGATTGTGATAGGTTATTAATATCAATTATATGGTCTGAAGATTCATGTAATATAGAAGATAAAAAAGACTTTTTAGATATGTTAATAAATGGAGAGTTAACAAGTCCAGAAACGATAAGAAGATGTCGTCAGCGTTTACAGGAGGAAAACGAAACTTTAAGAGGTTATAAATATAAATTAAGAAAACAATTAGGAGAAGAAGTAAGAGCCACAATAAGCAAATAAGATGAGTACACCAAAACAAATAATAAAATATAAAACACTACTTCATAAACTATTTAGCGAGTGGGTAAGTATTGGATATCATAACGGAATAGATGAACTAGATTCTATTTTAAAAAGCAACGCCGATTTAGATGTAGAAATAAGTTGTAAGTTATACACGCACGAAGAAATGGAAGCATTGATTTGTGAAACTGAAGTGTTATGTGTTGACTTTGGAATAGAGATAGTAAACGAAAACTTTAGAATAGATGAGGTGTAAGAATTGTCGAGAAAAGTTTATACCAAAGTATATGCTACAAAAATACTGCATGGTAAACGATGAATGTATAAAACACTTTGCAGAACAAACAAAGTTAAAAGCATGGAACGAAAAGAAAAATAAAGTTAAAGAAGATTTATTAACCGTTCAAGACTATTTAAAACTAGCACAACAAGTATTCAATAAATATATTCGTTTAAGAGATAATGGTAAGCCTTGTATAGCTTGTAATTCAAACAACATGAAGAAAGTAAATGCTTCGCATTACTATTCAGCTGGTGGACATTATAACGTTCGATTTGATGAGAATAATGTTTTTTCAGGTTGTGAACATTGTAACACTTTTTTGAGTGGTAATCTAATTCCATTTAGAGAAAACTTAATTAGACGAATAGGTTACGAAGCATTTGAAAAATTAACTGTAGATTCACAACTAACAAGAAAATTTACGGTAAACGAACTAAAAGAATTAATAGAGAAGTATAAACAAAAGATAAAAGAACATGAGTGAATTTGAAACATTAAAAAACTTCTTTATGTGGTTTAGAGAAAACGGAGAAAAGTATTTAGGTGCAAGTATTGAACAGATGTTAGACATATACATTGAAGAAAAAAACAAAGAACATGAAAAAAGTTAAAGAAATAAACGCTAAATCAATACTTGAATTTATTGATGAATTAGTATTGAAATATAAACTAACCGAAAAAGCAAAAGAGGATTTAATTAAACTTTCAAAAAAGTCTTATTGTTTAGGTAGTGCAGACTTATTTAAAATAATGCAAAAATCTTATTAAATTAAAAAAGATTATTATATTTGCTTCATTGAGAATAGAGAACTTCTTAAACAAATATTACAATTACCGTTAAGACATTGGATAATAACAGACTACGGAACACTTCAGGATGTCCACAAGACTTGCATTCTTTGGTACGATGAGAGTGAAGAAATGCAACAAATGTATTTGCACATTTTGAAGTTCTACAAAGATTTTAAAACAAAGAAATGAAAATAAGTAAGCAACTACCAAAGAAAATAAGACGTTTAATGTATGGTATGTACATTAAAGGGGCAAATAAGGCAATGATGTTCGAACAATTTATTCAATTATTTTGGTAAATAAAATTAACATACTTGCTGCTCAACATAAACAATGGGTTGCAATAGTTGAAAAGTTCGGAGAGCATACATTCAGCGAAGATATAGTGCAAGAAATGTATATGAAAGTAATTAGATGTAACCATATAGATAAATGCGTTAACAATGGGAAAGTTAACCGTTCATATGTCTATATGATATTAAGAACATTACATGGCGACTTTGATAGGTACAAAAAGGTTTTAATCAAAAAGAAGTTACCGATAGATGAGTGTAGATTTTTAACAGATGAAGAAAGTACACTAGATGAACAGGAAGCCTACGAGAATATTAAACAAAAGATAATTGAAGAAACATTAAACTGGCATCCATTCGACAAATTAACTTTTGATATTTACACCGAGAGAAAATTAAGCATACGAAAAATTGCTGATAAGTCAAACATTCATTACATGACTATATTTACAACGTTAAAGAGATGTAAACAGAAGTTGAGAGAGAATGTAGGCGAAAGCTACGAAAATTATTTAAATAAAGATTACGAACTAATATAAGCAAAATGAAAAGAGTAAGAAGAACAAAAGAACAAATAGAAGCGTCAAAAGGTTTAGGCGATACTATTGAAAAAATAACTACTGCAACTGGAATAAAAGCATTAGTAAAATTTATTGCTGGAGATGACTGTAAATGCGACGAACGTAAAGAGAAACTAAATAAACTATTCCCTTACAAAAAATTAAGTTGTCTAGTAGAAGACGAATATAACTATTTAACAAACTTCTTTAAAATAACACATAGAGAAGCAATTAAACCAAGTGAACAAATAGAACTATTAACAATATACAATAGAGTATTTGGAACAAACGAAGAGCCTACACAATGCGGTTCATGTTGGAGAGAATACATTAACAACTTACAAAAAGTATATAACGAATATGAAAACTAAACTATTAATACTTATTTCACTAATTGCATTAAGTTGCAAAAAAGATGAGATTAAACAAAGCGCACCTACAACGTGCAACTGTTACGAAAGGCATGAGGTAAAAGATTTCCCCCCAAATTCATTACAATTAAGTTGGGTATTTGAATACAACACAACAACTCAACCAGACCTATGCAGTAAACAAACTGGTGAATGGGTATATAGTGGAAACGTTAACCAATATAGATATAAAGTAATATGTCAATAGAAGTAGATAGAGTATTCAAGAATCTAATTAAAAAGATACCACAAGACCAAAGAAATAAAGAATTTTATCTGTTATGGTATGGTCAAATATGCTACGATAAAGAAACATATAAAGGATTCAAAGTATTTAGTATTAAAAGCGATAGAAATGAAGTAGTAATACTTTCTAAAGATGACTTTATGAAAGCAATAGTAAAAGATATAGAAGAATCACAGATAGTAAATTAACAATGGCAAAGAAAAAATACATAGAAACACCCGGAATAATGTATCACCTCTTTGAAAAGTATAAGAGCAAAGTACATGAAAATCCACGTTACAATTATCAGTTAGATAAAACGGGTAAAATTGTTCCAGTACCTTTAAGAGTACCTTTAACTTTTGAAGGGTTTTATGTTTACTGTTATAATGAAATCGGTTGTATAGACCAATACTTCGAGAATAGAGATGAAAGATATACAGAATATGTTGCTATCTGTTCACGTATAAAGAAAGAAATACGTAACGACCAAATCGAGGGTGGAATGGTTGGTCAATATAATGCAAGTATAACCCAACGTTTAAATGGTCTTGCTGAAAAGACACAAAACGAAAACAAAACAGTAGACAAATTCGAGTTTGGCAACGATTAAAGGATATACACCCCATGAGTATCAAAAGAAGATACATGATAGTATTAGATTTGATAATCATAAATACTATGTATTAAACATTGGTAGGCAGTTCGGTAAAACTATGTTAGGAATTAACTCAATGTTAGATTGGGCTATTAATAATAGAGGTTGCCATATTGCATGGGTTACGCCTATATACAAACAAGGCAAGAAAGTATTTGATGAATTTGAAAAGGCTACAACAAGAAGTGGTCTTTTTGAGTTTAATAAAACCGAGTTAACTATTAAAGGTTTTGGTAGTACGATTTCATTCTTTTCAGGAGAGCGACCAGATAACATAAGGGGTAATACATTTGATTACCTTATAATGGATGAGATTGCATTTAGTAGACCAGAGTTATGGGATGAAGTATTAAGTGCAACTGTACTTGTTAAGGGTAAAAAAGTTTTATTTATTTCAACTCCAAAAGGTAAAAACCACTTTTATAAATATTCTTTACAACATAACTACGATGAAAGATGGAAGTACTTTCACTTTACTAGTTATGATAATCCAATGATTGATTCAAATGATTTAGATGAAAGAAGAAGAAGTTTACCCGACCATATATTTCGTCAAGAATACCTTGCTGAATTTATTGATAATAATAGCGGTCTATTCAGAAACGTTCGAGATAATGTAATTGAATACAAAGCAGAACAAGATGAGTTGTATGGTGGTTTAGATATTGGTAGAGCAGATGATTATACTGTTTTAACTATTATAAACAGACATAATGAAATGGTTTATTGCAATAGGTGGCGACATGATGAATGGAATAATATAATTAATAAGGTTGCATCAGTAATAAATGAGTATCAATGTCAAACATATGTCGAGGTAAATAATCAGGGGGATGTATTTTATGAGATGTTACAAGGCAAATGTTATGACTTAATAGATTCGTTTGTTACAACGTCTAAAACAAAGCCTATAATGATTGAAGATTTAGCTTTAGCATTTGAGCAAAACAATATTAAGATATTAAATGAACAGTATTTAATAGATGAGTTAGAGGCATTCACTTATATCTATAACGAACGAACTAGAGGAATACAATATTCAGCACCACAAGGTATGCACGATGATAGTGTAATGAGTTTAGCACTAGCGTATCAGTCAAGAAAAGATTTCAAAGGAGGTCTACCAAATATTCGATAATACAAATAATAAAAATAAACGTTTTAACATTATGAAATTAGAGTTAATTATTCCCGAAAGTTTGAATGAAGTTCCTTTATTGCACTATCAGCAATTTGTTGACGATGTGAAAGGAAGTGAAGATGAAGATTATATAGGGCAAAGATTAGTTGAAAGGTTTTGCGGCATTGAATTAAAAGAAATAGTTAAGATTAAACAAAAGGATATACTTAACCTTACAAATCATTTTAACACTTTATTTAAAGCAAAGAATATATTTAAAACTAGATTCAAAATACAGAACGTTGAGTTTGGTTTTATTACCGATTTAGAAAATATTACAAGTGGAGAGTATATCGATTTAGAAAAGTACTTACAAGACGTTAATACACTTCACAAGGCTATGGCAGTTATGTATAGACCAATTGTAAAAGAGAAAGGGGATAAGTACGAAATAGAACCGTATCAAAGTGCTTTAAACTACGCTGAAGTAATGCAATATGCTCCACTTTCAATTGTACTTGCTGCACAGGTTTTTTTTTGGACTTTAGGACAACAATTGTTGAAAGCTATTCCTACCTTTTTGGAGATGGAAATGAAGAAGATGAGCAAGAAGCAGCAGGAGACTTTAGCGGAGCAACTCAATTTGCAAAACAGTGGGGATGGTATACAAGTATATATGAACTCGCTCAAGGGGATGTTAGAAGATTCGATGAAGTTACACGACTTCCCATTCATCAATGCTTAACATGGTTAAATTATAAGAAACAAAGACAAGAAATATTTAAGGAATGAAAGGACACTTACAAATAATAGATGCAATTCGTACACAGTTAGAAGCTGATGAATTTGTTAATACGGTAACAGAGGGAAGTTTATTCGACATTGATTTGGCAAAAACAACGATGTTTCCTTTATCACATATTATAGTTAACTCATTCCAATTTGTTGACAATGTAATTAAGTGTAACCTTTCTATACTTGCGATGGATGTTGTAGACTTATCAAAGAAAGAAGTAATAGATGTTTTCGTTAGTAATGATAATAAGCAATATGTAATTAATACTGCTTTACTTACTTTAAATAGATTGTACCAACAGTTAAGACACGGTAGTTTAGTGGATAGTGGTTATATTGTTGAGGGTTCGCCAAGTGTTGAACCATTTGAGGAAAGGTTTGAGAATTACATTGCTGGTTGTACTATGACATTAGACGTTTCATTTTTCCCTGATATGACAGTATGTTAAGCAATGGTGTACAAAAGGAGTTAGAACGATTTACAGACTATGTTGTCAGTCAGGCAAGGTCAAACTTAACACGTCTTAAAAAAAATAGCACAAGGTCATTATATGATAGTCTAAAAGGTAACGTAAAAGTTTCTGCTAACTCTTTTGAGATGTCTATTGAAATGGAGGAGTACGGACACTTTCAAGATAAAGGTGTAAGCGGTAGTGAAGTAAAATACAATACTCCTTATTCTTATACAACTAAAATGCCACCACCAATGGCACTAGATAAATGGATAGTAAGAAAAGGAATTGCACCACGTGATAAGAATGGTAAATTCATTAGTAGAAAATCTTTACAGTTTATGATTGCTAGAAGCATATTTAAAAAAGGTATTAAACCAAGTTTATTTTTGACAACACCATTTGAAGCAGCGTTTAAAACTTTGCCTGATGAACTAATTGAAAAGTTTGGTTTAGAAGTTTTAGACTTATTTAATTATACAATACAAAATCCAAAGAAATGAGTAACAGAATATTTGCAAGGTCGCCTTTCATTATTGAAATAAATGAAGCATTACAAACAAGTAGTAAAATAGAAGTGTTTATCTGGAACTCGGGAAGTGTACCAACTTCGCCACAGTACACACTTAGTAAAGCAATTCCAAGTACAACGAACTTACAAACGTTATATAATGTTTCACCTTTAATTCGTGAGTATATTAAGTTTATTAATCCATCTTTAAATTATAATTCAGTTGGTGGTACAGTAGATAATAAAGCGTTTTGTAACGTGCAAATTAAACGATATAAGAATACATCTACTTTATTAAGTACAACTACTTATTACGCTTTTGATGGTTATAGTGAATACGTACAAGGTTATAATTATGACAGAGGTCAATATTTATTAGATGAAGGTACTTATTATTATTACTACGAAGATTCATCTACATACGATGTTACTAAAGTAGGCGATATTACTTTAGAGGTTACAAGTGGTTGGAAAGCAAAGTTTACAAATCTAGTAAGTGGGGTTAATAGCACGTTTACTTTTGCTTCAAGTGGGGTTAAAACAGTTCATAGGGTTAATGGTACATATTGGGCTAATGGTAATAAATTAGAGATTCTAAACGCTGCAAATACGGTGTTAAGAACTTACTATTTCAGACCGATTGAGGAATGTAAATACACACCTTTACCGATTGATTTTGTTAATAAGTACGGAGCATGGCAAAGAGAATGGTTTTTCAAAGCTAGCTATGATACTATTGAAATTAAAAATACTGAATATAACTTAATGCCTGATGTATTACCTAGTTTTAACACTCGAGAGGGACAAACAAAAACATTTAATACAAATGCAAGTGAAAGTATTAAAGTTAATACGGGGTGGGTAAATGAAAACTTCAAAGCAACGATTCAAGAGATAATGTTGAGTGAAAGAATATTATTAAATGACTTGCCTGTAAGATGCAAAACTAAACAGATTGAGAAGTTTAAATCTATTAATTCAAAAACTATTAACTATACTTTAGAATTTGATTACAATTTTAACACTTTAAACAACGTTCTATAATGAGAAAGGTAGATTTATACATTGAAACGGTTGAGAATAGTGGAAACTACTCTAAAATAGAATTGTTTAATGATGAAGAAATTACAGTATCTAGTTCGATTCAAAACATTCAGGATATTAGTAAGATATTCACAGACTATTCACAGTCTTTTACAGTTCCCTCTAGTGTTGTTAACAATGCAATATTTGAACACTTTTACAATAACGATATCGACACACTTTTAGACCATAACCTACGTAGAAACGCTTACATTGAAATTGATTATATACCTTTTAGAACTGGTAAAATTCAATTGGAAAAAGCAATAATTAAGAATAACCAAAACGAAAACTATTCGATTACCTTTTATGGCGAAGTTTTAAGTTTAAAAGATAAGTTTGGGGATGTTAAGTTAAAGGATTTAGATGTTACTTTTGTAGATGCTCCTTATTCAGGTTCAGATGTACAAACTGCAATAACAAACACGACTGATGTAGATGTGCGCTACCCTTTAATTACTTCACAAAGACTTTGGACATATGGCGATTCAACGTCTACAGATATAAGTATTCCTGGCGGTCGAATAGATTACACGGAGTTATTTCCAGCTTTAAAAATATCTAAAATATTTGAAGCGATAGAATTGAGATGGTCAATTGATTTTCAAGGATTATTTTTAACTGATAAAAGGTTTACTAATTGTTTTTTATATTGCAAGAATAAAGAACTTTTTGAAACGTGGACACCTAACGTATTACTTAACTATACTTCATTATATCCCGTTCAATATGGTTTAAATTATTCGGGTACTGTTGTAGCTACTGATTATTTTAACACAACAACAGAAACTTTATCTTATAGCTTTACAAATGATTTAACTTACGGTCAAAGGTCGCATTCAGTTGATTTTAGTATTCAAGTTATTACTGCAACTGATTGTACATATATTATTGACGTTTATAATTTCGGGGTATTAGAACAAACGTTTCAATTTGCGAATGTAAATTCTGGTGCAAGTTTAAGCACTTTGGTTATAAACGAGTTGGATGTTGTAGGATTAAATAGGCAATTAACATTTAAAGTTAGAGCGAATAAAGATAGTGTTTACAGATGCTTCGTTGAGTATATACAAAGTTCTATTAACTACGATTTACTATTTTCAATTAAAGCAAGTAGTGCAACAACAACGGCAACAATAGGTTCAATTGATTTAGCTTCATTCATGCCCGATATGACTGTTTACGATTTCCTTTCAGGTATATTCAAAAACTTTAATTTAACGTGCTACGCTAAAAGTAAAACTATATTTCAAATTGAACCTTTAGAAGATTGGTATAATAAAGGGAAAATAATAGATATAACTAAACATACAACGACTGAAGAAATAAGCGTTTCAAGAGTTCCACTTTATAAGACTATTAAATTTGAACATGAGCAAAGTCAATCGTTCATGAACCGTGAATTTTTTGATTTGTTTGGCAAGGAATATGGCGACTTAAACAATACTTACAACTACGATGGTGGCGACTATGTTATTAAAGTACCTTTTGAAAACTTATTACATACGGAGTTTGACGGTACAATGACACAAGTAGGTTTTTGCTTAACTAAAAAGCCAGACTTTAAACCTTACATTCCTAAACCTATTTTGCTTTATATGTACGAACAACAAAGTACATCTATAAAGTTTTACGACGGTACTACAACGAATACGCTTACAACTTATATGCCATTTGGTCAGGACATGAAGAAAAGCACTATTAACTATTCATTAAATTGGGGTTCCGATAATTCAAGTCTTTTAAACGTGCCTATTACACAAGGTAAATTTGCAACTTATTACTATGGTTATTTATCTAACCTATTTAACAAAAAGAATAGGATTACAAACGTTAAAACGATTTTACCATTAAGCATACTTACAACGCTTAAATTGAACGATAGGTTAGTTATAAGAGATAAACGCTATATCATTAACCAAATGAATAGTAAGTTAACAAATGGCGAAGTTAATTTGGAATTGATAAACGATTTTAGACCTATTAAACCTAACACAACGTTTAGAGCAGAGAAGCCTACAAGCGTTGTAGATGTTGAAGTGTTATTTCCTAACTATGTTAAGAGTGCAAGCATAACAACAACAACGGGTGGAGTAACTATTTCGCCAAGTACAATTACTAGTGAACAACGTATAAGCGTAACCGTTCCAACAGATACAAATGTTTATTATGGTAGAATAACTGAAGACGGTAACATACGAGTTTCTGAAACGTTTTCAAATAGAATCACAGAGGGTGGCGACAACAAAGTAATCGAGTTAGAAATCGAATACACTTTTGAAGATGGTACAATTGATAAATATTACAGTTATATAATTCAAGAACAATGATAGCACAACTTATACAACTATTACAAATATCTAACTTTTACGGCGAAAGTGAATTTATTGATATTGCAAAAGGAAAGTTTAAAATTGAAACTACTATTATAGGTAATTACAAGCAAGGAGTTAGAAAAATTAAAGCGTTGAAAAATGGCTATTAAAAAGGAAATTGAGTTAGACATTAAAGTTGAAAGTGTTGGGAATCTTAACCAACAACTTAGAGAAGCGCAAAAAGAAGTTGAATCATTAAGCGAAAGGTTTGGAGCAACATCCGATGCAGCAGTTAAAGCTGCAAAGAAAGCGGGGGAGTTAAAGGACAAGATAGGGGATGCAAAAGCCTTAACGGATGCGTTCAATCCTGATGCTAAATTCAACGCTTTAACAAGTTCATTAGGTGGGGTTGCTGCAGGTTTTGGAGCATTTCAAGGAGCATTAGGTTTAGTTGGTGTTCAAGGCGAAGCAGTTGAAGCTACTTTGTTAAAGGTTCAAAGTGCAATGGCTATTTCAGGCGCATTACAACAACTTGGAGAAGCTAAGGATTCATTTAAACAATTAGGTGCGGTTGGTAAATTAGTTTTTAAAGGTATTAAAGCAGAAGTTGCAGCAACGGGAATTGGTTTACTAGTTATTGCAATAGGTACTCTCTACGCTTACTGGGATGACATTAAATCATTAATGACTGGTGTTACTGCTGAACAAGAAAAACTAAATATAAAATCGCAACAGAATTTAGAAATTGAGAAATCTAAACTTCAAAATTTAGACACACAAGATAATATTTTAAAACTTCAAGGCGCAACAGAAAAACAAATTCTTAAATTAAAAATTGCTCAAACAGATGAAGTAATTAAGAAATCTGAAGTAGATTTAGAAAATAGTAAAGCAACTCATAAAGCACAACTTGAAGCTGAAAAAAGAAACAAGGATATACTTACAGGTATCTTAATGTTTACAACTGGTGGACTTCAAATAATATTATATACAATAAATGAAGTTGCTAAATTTCTAGGCAAAGATTTTAATTTAAATAATAAATTAAATAACTGGATGACTTCAGTTATGTTCGACCCTTCAGCAGTAAAAGCAGAGGGAGATGCTGTTGAAAAAGAAGCACAATTAGCATTAGATAAATTAAAAAATGATAGGGCAGGGTACCAACTTCAGATTAATGCAATTGATAAATCAGCAGAAGATGAACGTAAAAATATTAATTCAGAAAAAGTAAAGCAAGAAGCAGATAACCAAAAAATAGAAATGGA